CTCTCTTTCAAGCAGATCTTTTAAAAAAAGCTGAACAAGAACCTAAAAACTTAGAACTATTTATGCTCATCGAGCACCTTGCAGGTCAAATAGAATCTATTGAAAAAGAAATAGAAGCATCTAGATATAACAAAGTTAATATAGATCACCTTAAAGAACAGGTAGATCTTTTACAGAAAAAATTAAATGGAACGTATCAATAGACAATTTATAGAATTTATTAGACAAATCAGAAAAGATAGATTTGTTAAAATTTTAAATAAAAATAAAAAAGAAGTTAATATCAATGGTAATGGTACACATAGATATACTATTAAAGAAGGTATAAATAAAGGTAAGGTTTTATAATGGTAGAAGTAGTATTTGCATTACTCATGTTTGTAGACAATGAGATTAAAGAACATCGTATCCAGGACTCTTTATCATCATGCCTGAAAGGCAAAAGAGTTGCTGAACGTCAGTTAAAAAATGGATCTACTGTCACTTATAAATGTATAAAATCTAAAGCAGAAGTAGAAATATACATGGGAGAGAAAAGTATTAAAAAATTAATACTAGACTAAGAATAGTCTCTCTCTATAATCATTTCTAAATAATGAATAGCTTTTTCTATATCTTTCTTTTTACCCTTATTCTTATGTCGGCATATGTACTTAATAGCATTGCCTTCGGCGAATGGTAAACTATTTTCATTAATGAAATGTGCAGGTTGGATTTTCATATTTTTATAATGAGTACCATCAACCTGTCTGTTAAGTGTGTCGTAAGTCATATCTTTAAACATATCTATATCAGTCATTAAAATTTCAATCTATAACGACCAGGACGACTCTCTCGTTCTGGTTTTTGTTTTTTATAATAGTTTCTACGTAACTGTTTTATATCACTCTTTATAGCCTTTATCATCTTTAAATATGTGTAATCAGGATCTAAATCTGCTAGTACACATATAGCTCTAAAATCTTGGGAATTGCTGGTAAGCCATGCTATTGCTTGATCTCTATGATATTCATAATAACGATCATAACCTTTATATGCTGCGTCATGCACTGCTTGGGTTATTACATTAAGAAACATTCTCTGTTCAGGACTTCTCATCTATGACTTCATAGGTCATTCTTTCATCAGCAACGTCTGTTTCTTGCCAATTCAAAGTTCTTGGATCTATGGCTCGGACTATCTTTAACGCTTCTTTATCAGAGTCTGCTGAAATAATAATCTCAGTATACGCAGGTAAGATAACCCATCTTTTAAATTTATATATCATATATTATTTTTACGCCTACTGGCTTCAAGAGTTCTAAATAAATCTATAATAAGAGCTTCTTTATCTCTCTTATTATCTAATGTATTAGATTTAACTTCTGCTTCAAACAACTCATCTACTGCTGCTTTATATATATCACTAGCATAATATGTTTGTTCTTTTGCAGAAATACTTTTATCTTCTTTATTACCAGTTATGTGTAATGCTTTCTTACGTTTAAGTAATCTATCTAAATACTTTACATTAGCATTAGCACTTGCAGATTCTTCATCTGTATCTGCTAGGTATTTTAAGGATTCTTCCAATCGCTTTTCTGTAATCACTTTTGTCCTTTCTTAAATATAATTTATATAATTTTAAAACCAAATCATCCCTATTATAAGTGTTTATACCCATCATTTCTAGTTCTAATTTGAACAAATGCATCCGTAAAAATCTCCTGTTCCATCATTCATCACATGAACATTTATCGGATAGTCATAATATGTTGTCAAGTGTAGTCGTAGTATATCACATAGATCAAAGCAATCGACCTCAGCTAAGAGTTCAATTCCTTTCATCATTTCTTTTGTGACTGAAACTAGACTATACACTCCATCATTAAGAAGTATTAAGTCCATAAGATCTTTCTGTTACTGGGCAGGGAGCACCCACCCAGCAACTATCATTAACTCTAGAGGGAGATAAATGATTTTGTTAAAATGGAGCCTCGTCTCCATCATATTGAGCATTCAATATCTTACGTACATAACCATCAATCTTGTCAAAGTCTACGTCATTGCCAGATTGTATAGCAGCAGATAATAAATTACTCATAGTTAATCTGTATTTTTCTTTCCATTGTGCAGCAGGATCTTTACCTGTAGCACTTGGTGTTGCACCATTTGGTACAGCAACTTCACCACTTAACAACTCAATCATACTTGCAGTTTGATACTGCTTACCTGATTTACTTGTTCTTACTGGTTGAGCTGCAATCTTCAATCTAGCACCTTTCTGCCATCTTGATGCACCTAATGCTTCACCATAGATAGTCATATCTGTACCATCGTCTTTAGTAACGTATACAGTTACACCACCATCATCTTTCTCGAATGCTTTGCGAAACGAACATTCGAATGTTTCATTTTCCATATGAACCTTCCTGTTTATTTTATTTAGTATTTTACCAAATCTTTGCATAAGTATTTATAGATTATTTCAATACTTTCGTCCAGATTTCTTTAGCAAATTCTTCAGATCCAGGACTACCCTTCCATCTGAAGTTGTCGCATATCAAAGGAAATATGCGTACAACGTCATCTTTAGTTTTACATATTTCTAGTATATGTTCGATATGCTTCATAGCATTGATAATATCACCTAGATCTGTACGATCTACCATATCTGCAACATAGACATCTTTGGGAGAACAATACAATAACATTGTAGGTTTACCAAATATATCTCTGTATAGACATTGTTGACGTACATCAGCAGGTTTTGGATACCATTTTGGGTCTACATGACCTGCTTTCAATCGTCTAATATATGCTGTAGCTTTTGTATCTACAATACATTCATCAAACTCAAAGTCAGTTTTAGCTATTACATCATACTTTAGACCATACTTTTCACCAGATATTTGTTTCTCATTTTGAAATGATTTGACCTCACCAAACTCTTTTAAGTTTTCAACAAACTTATTAGCAATGATACCTGACCATTCATGTTCATTTTCATCAGCTACTTCAGCTGGATTAGTATCTTTTGATCTATGTTCTAAATATTTCTTTTTAGAATAATCTATGATAGTATCTTCATCATTGATTTGGTTTGATAATGCATGATGTGCAGCATCCTCAGCTGCCAATCCCATTACCATTCTTGCATTAGGTTCTGACTCAAAATCAAATAATTCATTGATAATCCAAAATGGTGGACTATCAATAAACGTATTAGTCTTGGAGGCAGAATGTCTATATTTAATTTTCATAATTATCTCCTCATGGTTATTAATATTCAAAAATATATAAGTCATACCTATAACATACCAATAGATATGTTAAAAGGTAAATCAGCAATAACTGACAAAGAACATTATAATTTATACAACTTATCAATTATATTGTCCTGGCTATTGCACCCTACGAAAGCGTATGGGTGTAAAAGCCTAATAGCTCGTCATCATTGTTGTAATAAAAATCGTGTATTTAGATTATACAAATTGTATAATACTAATGACAAATTTAGATCTTTTGTTGATAAAGCAAAAGATAACTATACAAATACATATGCGTAAAATAGAAAAACCTGAACTTATTTCTACTATTAGAGACAAGAAAAAAGTTTGGTTAAACATTAGAGAATCTCGTCTAATGTATATGTTTCATCGTAAACTCATATCTATGGAAGAATATGAGGCAGGTTCAAGGTATAGATTAATGTGTGAACTTATGGGTGGTAGCACAGGTAACTATCTAAAAGACAGAGTAGATGGTTCTAGTACTGATTTTATTACTTCATCTCTTGGAGCTGCATGTGCAGTTAGAGATTGTGATAATGAAATTGGTCCATCAATGGCTGAATGCATGAAGTTATTTTGTTGGTTTAATTATGGCATAATTGAGATAGCTCACATTCTTGGATTGACAGAACGTAAAGCATCAAATAGAACACATGAAGGTTTAGCTAGATTGGCAATATATTATGGGTACAAAAAAGTGCATAACACTATCAAAGGACAAGGAACTCAAAATAAAAGACAAAAAATACCTCAAATGGGTAGCAAGTAATCCTTGTATAATATGTCAACAAAATGGCTGTAATGCACATCATATACAATTTGCACAACATAGAGGCATAGGACAAAAAGTAGGTGATCAATTTACAATACCACTTTGTGTCAAACATCATCATCAGTTACACAACTGTGGTATGTCTGAACGTCAATTTTGGGATAAAATAGACATTGAACCTATCCCAATATGTAGTATTTTCTATAATCATTACCACGAAATGTGGAAAAATAAGGACTTTTTTTATGATGATTCTATGCTTTGGGTTAATGTTTATAATAAACTTGTACCTAAGATTAAAAAAAACATTGATTTTCTACTGCAACCCAAATAGTTATTTAAGTTATCCTCGCCAGAGGTACGTGTAAATATGACTAAAATAATAAAGTTTCCAAAGCGAACCAAAGCTTACTCTGATAAATTTCTCAGGAATGTAAAACCTGATGCTATTGGTGATTTTATTAAACAACAAAATCCTAATCTTACACTAAAAGCTGCTGATGCAATGGCACTTGCCATTATTTATAGCACATACTTACAATTAGTTTTTGAAGAAGAAGGCGAAGCTCTCGTACCTTTTGATGAAATAGAACAATACATATGGGCAGCTAATGACAAAAAAACGTTACACTAAAAAAAAGAAATCAATTAAAGACAAAGACTCTAATGATATACCCTATACCAAAGTCAGAGTAGAATGGGTTGATTGTGTTAGCGATAGTGCTTGGGCATCTGAAAAAGAATTTAAAAATATGAAACTGGCTACACCAGTTAATGAAGGTTGGATCTTCTCTAAAGATCGTAAATCAATAAAATTATTTGCAAGTTACGATAAAGAAGATGATGGTACAATAACCTTTGGTGATCGTACTATGATACCTAAATCTTGGATAGTTAAAATTACAGAAATTTAA